AGCCTGAGCTGTCTTCTGCTTCTCTTGCTCTGTATGTTTCTCATTCATGTTAGTAAAAATCTTTAAGACATCTACTATTGGACTAGCTCCACTTGGTACCTGTGAAAGAAATGCGTCGGCTAAGGTATGTGGCATTAGAGACCTCCCAATCCTGTGCCTAGTCCTTGGAATAAGCTACTGAGTAGAGTGTTCTGTTGGTTCTGTTGGTTCTGTAAGAAGTTTGCATTAAATTGACCAGCACTTAAGTCTTGTCCTCTGCCTGCTAGTTGTCCTTGTGAAACAACATTAGCTGTTGGAACTGGACTCTGGAATTGAGGAGCCACTAAGTTGAGTTCCGGGAATAGAATCTGAAGAGCAGGTAAGGCTGCCTGTATAGCATTGAGTCTATTGGTCTCATCTCTTGAGATGTCTTCTGAGGCAAAGGCTTGTCCTAACTGAGTCTGGGCTTCATCTCCCCTTTGCTGTCTTCTTCCACCAAAGAGACCTCCGCCTATATTGGAATCTATGTTTATACCCCTACGCAATCTCTCTGATTCTCTCTGTCTTATGGATTCTACAGAGGCTTGTTGTTCTTGACTCTGTCCTTGGGGAGAGATTAGGTTTGCAAGTATATTATTTAGGAGTTCTTCCCGAACAGCCTGTTCCTGTGGAAAGACAGAAGCTCTAGCATCCTCTACAGCCTGGGTTCTAGGTTGTATACCTATCTCTGGGTCTGTAAATATACTAAAGTCCAGCTCTGCTGCTGGTCTAGTAAATTGCTGTTGAGCAGCAAATACATCTGCTGCTGTCTCAGTTGCTGTTGGCAGTGCAGGTGGCGGTGGTGGTGGCGATACGACAGTTTTTGATCCACCAGAGCCAGAATATGGATAGTAAGTAAATCCATTTAGTTTAAATTTAAGTTTCCAATACAATTTTACAAACATAATAACTCCCTGTTAAAGATTTTGTTTAATATGTCTTGTCTATTATGGATTTTACTGAGCTTCCTGGTTCCAACATCTCCTGTATTCTCATCTAACATTTTCTTTCCGTTCTTATCTCTGACTATCTCCCAATAGACGAAGTGTGAATATTTAGAGTACTCATGTCTGTCTATTTTAAATATAAGTTTCTGATATGCCTGTCTAGTCCTTCTCTTGGGGTGAACCCAGATACTCCTTACAAATATATACTCTCCTCTGTCTGCCGGAGTACCAGATGGATCTAGGATATTCCACTCAATATATCCTGTAATCAATCCATCAAAGTTTTTAAGTGTGCTTATCATGATGCGACTAAAGTAACTGCACTACAGTAGGCTACTGTTCCATTGTTTTCTTCGTTATTAAGCTGTACAATTCCATTATAAACTGTTCCAGGGGTAAGCCCTGAAACATCTATTGTAGAAGTTGTAACCCATGTAGCAGTTGTTGAGGTTGTAGTTTTAACTGTATTTGATTGACCACCAATATCTACTGTCATTATAGTCTCTTGTCCTGCTCCATTAGCACCGGAGAATAATCTCCCATGAATTGTTATAGTTGCAATAGAGGCTGTGTGTACATACTGGAAATTCAGAAGAGTTACTGCACTTTGACTATCTGTTGCTAATAATGCATAGCCAAGGTCATCATCAACTAAGCCTGATGCATCAATAGTTGTAGCAGTATAGAACCCTCTATTAGCACTTGAAAAGTTATCTACACCTGACCAAGTAAATATTACATTACTTGCTACCGATGTTACTTCCCATGCTGGAGCGGATGAGGTTCCTGTTGAGGTAAGGACTGTGTTGTCTGCACCAGGGACTAGGGCAAATATATCATCATTGGAATCGTTGTACCAGACTGTCCCGGTTGTAGTGGCTCCGTCTACCTGTACCCCATCTAAAGTACCACCATCTATATTGGCTGTTGTGACTGTGCCTAGATCAGTCCAGGTTCCACTTACTGTTTGATCCCCTGTGAAAGTCCATGTAGCAGCAGGTGTAAATGTGATACCATCATCTGAATTAATTGTAAGAGTATCATCAGTCCCATCCCCTAAAGTAACATCTCCGCTTAAGGTTGTAGCAGCAGTATTAGTTAGTGCTCCAGTTATAGCGACTGTACCATCTAGGGTCGTGGCTCCGTTGTTATCGAATGAACCTGCCGAGGTAATAGCTACATCCTGTGCTATGGCGGTTAGGGTCAGTTTATCACTCTGTATACCTGCTGAAGCGTTGACATCTGCATTGACTATACTGCCATCAGCATACTTATCTACACCTGCCTGAAGATAGTTGAAGATAACATCTTCATTGGCGGTTACATCTGCTGATTTAATTGTTTCTCCTGACACGTAAGTGTTGTCCCTCGAGGGTGGGACCGACCATGCATTAACTGTTATTAATAGAAATAGTATTGTTAGTAATATTCTCATGGTGTTATCGTCCTCACGGAACCTCCTGCGAAGAACTCTAGCTTGTATGTTCCTCCATCATTGAATATCCAGAAGTCTCCTTCATCGGCTCCGCTCTTTGTGGTGGTTACAATATCCAAATTAAACTCTCCGTTCTGTAAGTTCCATATATTCTCCAGTGAATCGTTTAGCTGGTTTATCTGCTGTTGGTCTAGGGGATGAGACAGTAGGGGTGGTCTTGGTATCCTGAAAGCAAACACTGTAGTTGCTATTAGAAGTATTAATAATAATGCTACCCATTTCATTGTTTTAAGTCCAATCCTATTCCAAGCAGGTTAAATCCATATAAGTGAAAACTCTCATCTATGCTGTCATTCTGGAACTTTGGTTCTATGAAGTTACCAAAGCCTGTAAACCTGACTGTGCTTATCTTATCTCCTGTTGACCCCCATGTTCCTACATCCCAAACGGCAGTGTCCCATAGAGAGCTTCCGGAGGGAGCAAGAGATAAATTAGTGGAGGACACTGTTGAACCAAAGTCTATAGCAAAAGAGGTATTAACAGCGTTGTTTGAGGCTTCTTCAGCTATTAGGAACATTCCAAGGAACTGTTTCTCCCTGGCTGAATCTCCGTAGTCATAGGGCTTTGCTGTATAGAAAGCGTTTATATCTCCTATAGAATAGACTGAGGTTGAGTCAGGTGCAGTTGGGAATGGACTTGTCACTACGATCCCTGTATCTGCTGCAAGGTTGGTCATTATGGTAGTTTCCCCTCCCACTCCTGTGCCTGATGTGATGCGTATAATAGCTCCTGTGTAAGATCCTGGTGTTAGGTCTGTATCAAGTATGACCTGTGCTCCTGTAATGGTGTCTGTATTGTGTCCTATGCTTGAACTGTCTACGACCCCGGTAGCTCCATCTACATCGTTTAAGTTATCAGGGTTGTTCAGCCAGTAGATGAAAGAACCATAGTCTCCGAAGTAAGTCTTTATCTTGTTGTCTGTTTCTTTAACCTGTGCCATAGCATTAGCATTAACATTTGAATAGATTGTCCACTCCGCTATCTCTGTCTGGAAGAGGTAACATATATCATTTTCTGTTATCCCCGAAGTAGAAGCACAAAAGATAAAGTCTTTCTCGTCAAAGGTAGCTACTGCGTTCTCCAGTCTGGACTCATTCAAATCATCCAGGCTGGGTTGTATGATATTCCCTATGTCCTGTATTGAAGCTCCGTTAAAGGCCTTGATACGTTTCTTATCTGTCAGAAAGAATACTGCTGTTCTATTGTCAGTGAGATTAACTACCTCTGTGACATGAGATGAAACTGCTCCAACTCCATCAATGACCTTACGAAATAGAAAGACATCATCTCCTCCAACCAGGGAAGCAGTCCATATACTATCCGTAAGGAATATGTATAACTCTCCGTATATCTCTTCAAAGGCTATGATCTCATCTCCTGCGAAAGTAGATATATCTACGAAGTCTGTGTCTGTCCAAGTCTCTGTGGTGCCTACGTTAGACCATCTGAAGCGTGTGGGCCTCTCTACAGAGTTTTCAAATGTATTGCCAAAGATCAGGAAGTTCCTGTACCAGATGTGAGTACGTGCCCTAGTCACAGCGTTAGTGAGCCCTGTGAACAGGAGAGCTACTTTACTGGGAGTGCTAGATAAAGATATGGGGACATCTGTATCATTGGTACAGACAGCAGTATCTAAGGCCATGATACACTGCCACTGGTTATTCTTGCCTGCTGTGACATCAGGGACATCGTAGTAGTTTCCTACCTCTGTCCAAGTACCTGAGTTGTCGTACTGGATTTGATCCCCTACGAATGCAAAGGTGCGAGAGGTTCCATCGCTGAATAGGGAATCAAATATTCCAGTAATTGCAGGGGAATCTTGATTCAAATCATCCAGGGTATCATTGATAACTGAGAAACCAAATCTCTGTCTTACATCAAAAGCAGACGAGAGAGAGACATTAAGCAAGTCACTTGCTCTTGAGTCCTGTATGGTGGGTTTGGTAGAACGTGTATCAAGCCCTCTGAACCCCATTATCTTCTGGGGTGGATAGGATATGAGTCCTATTGGGTCTCCTGCAAGTGAATTATTGACAAAGAACAAACTGAGTATTATAATCAACCCAGCTAAATGAAAAATCCTAGAATTAGATATAAAATAAAAAACTGTCTTAGGTGCGGAAAAGAATTTATTGCCTATAGAGCGAAAATTAAAATTGGACATGCAAAGTTCTGTTCCACTTCTTGTTCTAATTTTGTTACTGCTAAAAAAAGAGGCTTCACTGGAAGAAAAAGATGTGGAAGATATATTCATATTCTCATGCCGCAACATCCGAATTGCCATAAATCTGGATATATTTACGAACATAGACTTATAATGGAAAAATATCTTGGTCGCTATCTTTCCTCCAAAGAAGTTATTCACCATATCAATAAAATTACTACTGATAATAGAATTGATAATCTGCAACTTTTTAAAAACCATTCTGAGCATATTTCACTTCATAATAAAAATTAAGCTATAGCATCTGTCGAACGCACTAAGCGGATACTGATTCTTCTTGGATCACGAGGACGAAGATGGTCTATGAGATCGGGTTCATGGCTGTCTGCTGAGACCATAGCCCTGACTGATGCTGAGTACAATCCCTGTTGAGTGATGAAGTCTATCTCTTTGTTCAGGGTTTGGTATATCTTTGCTATCGTTCCTAAGAGAACAACGTAGTGCCACTTCCTGTCAAATCCTGGGACATCGCTGTCATTCTCCAGAAGAAGCATACGGGTATAATATTCCATACTTATAGTAAGAGCTGAACCGGGGTTGGGGTAGAGGGTCATTACCCTGAACTTAGGAGCTCTTTCTTTTGGACCTAGTGTAGTGAGAGTGGTAGCTCCGGAGTTCTCCGAAGCTGTGATAACACCTGCGGTGTCCTTCTGCTTTGAGACGTATATTTCTCTAGCGTCAAAGGTCAGAGAGCCTGTCACCTTAGTGGTTCCATTTAGGGCATAGGTTTCAGTTCTCCAAATCCCACTCACATAGCCTGAGACAGTCACAGCGAGTGTAGAGTCTCCTGCGTCACTTGTTGAACTTGAAACTATGTCTACCTTGTCTGCCGTAGCAAGACGGGTAGCCACTCCTTCATATTCCCAGAGACGGTACCATCTTGGATTTCCTGTGGCAGTGGGATTTGGAATAAGTTCAAAGAATCTATCATCGGGTATCTGTCTTAGTTTGATAGGGGAAGCTGTCTGTCTTACTAAGGCGATCCTGTCTATATCTCTCTCTAGTACATAATCATCTGTGCCACTTATGGTGGTGAAGGTTGTCTTTCGTCTTAAGAATCCCCAGTCGTGCGTGAAGTCTTTCTTTGGGAAAGCCCAGCCTGGATCGTTTATCTCGTTAAGAGTCTGGTTAATCATATCATTAACCTGATTTCCTAACTGTGTAACAGACTGTCTTGTTCTTGACAGGGCTGTTGTTTGTATTTCTTTACGTGAACTCACTGACATTATTTTCCTCCTTTAGTACCATTAAAGCAGCATAACTGAACATTGTCCATGAAGCAGGTAGCCATAAATGTGATGGGTAATTAAAGCAACAACTGACTAGAAATCCAACTACCATGCTTTTTAAAACTAATTGTAATCTGTCTTCTGTCTTTATTTCAAAGAATCTCTTACATACATTAAGTATCAAAACAAAGCCGATAATCCCTATCTCTACTAGGTACTGGAAAAACTCCATGTGTAGCTTCTGTAGCTCAGGGTAGGGAGTGTTTTTAAATATCGCACTTATAGTCCCAAGACCTATCCCTGACATTGGCATCTTCTTAAATATCTGCAAGTAATAAGCCCAGTATCCTATCCTGCCATTCCCTCCCAGGAAGTTATCCGGGAGAAACTTATATCCTACAATGCAGGCTATCAAACCTGTTACAAGCATTGAGATAAGTGCTATTTTGTTGCTTTTGAAAAAGAACAGAAATATACAGGATAATATAATAAACCCAGATAGTGCAGGGTCCCCCAAAGATGTCCCTGTATAAAACAGTAGAATGAACATAAGGGTTAAGGCTAGCCAGTCCTCTCTCTTACTTTTCCATAGGAATAGGGGCGAACAGCTAGCCAAGAACCCTGACAGATGTGTACCGTTTCCGATGAATCCTACTACGGGATTGTTGTGGTGAGGCCACATAACATGGTCATCTATGTAGAGCATTTCAAAGTATTGTGAGTATCCATACCTTTGAGCAACACATAGAAAGAGAGTTATTATTATAATATATCTCATCCATGTTAAAATTCTCTCTATATCTTTTCTGGTCAGGTAACTGGTTATGAACTTGTATAACATCAGTATGCAGAGAAAGTTAAAGTATGGGAAGAAGTGCTTAACATCATACTTGTTTGTATACTGAATCTGCATACAGATATAGGCAGTGTATAAACCTACCCAGAAGTGAAGCAAACCTAGTGGAACATTTCTTATATATCTTATCGGCTTTTCAAAGAACGACCAACTGTAGGCAACCATTATGCCTGTTTGTATCCATAATCCTTGCGAAAGCCACAGATGAAGTTTCCCCGTAATAAGTGGGAAGAAGCTAACACCTGCGACTATCGCTAGAATTATATAGTGCATTAGAATGTTACAAAACAATTACCTGAGCCTGATGTAGCTATTGCTTCAGTAGCTATAGCGTACGCTTGGGCTTCATCAGCAACTGCTGTACAGTTCGTCCCAGAACCTGCCGTAGAACTTGTGCAGATCAGTGTGTTATCTTCCACTGCATCAGCAATATCACAAGTTGCAAAGCCATAAATGACAATACCTCCCGTGGATTGGTCTACGATTTCCTGGGTAACAACACCGGCAACTAAGCCAGTATTTGTGGTTGTAGTTGTAGTAACATACAGGTCATTATTCCCCGTAGAATTGACGAAGTCCCATACTACGACATCACCAACATCCAGGGTTGCTCCAGCGTTGTTAAACACTGTAAGAACCTGATTAGCGGCACCCTCAGTAGTCCTTGCATCTGCAATTATACTGTGAGCACTTGCTGTAGAGACCATCCCAACAAATAGGATGGCGAACATGATAATTAACTTTTTCATTTCGTCTCCTATCCTGTAGTGTTGTTTTGAAGTCCCTGAGTTCTTCTTGAACCAGTCGTTAAGTTACCAGCTAAATACATCAACGAGCTAGAAGCAAGTTGATCTTGTTTTAGTTGGAACTGAGTGACTTCCATGTTGGCTTGACTCAAGACCTGTAACCACAAACTATCTATGTCTACAAAGT